CATTACTGAGTTACTACTCAACCGGCACCCTTTCGTACCCGGAGAAACTTTCACTCCTAAACGATCTAATCGAACCAAGGGTTACGTTGCAGGAGCAGAGTTCCTAAAACTTAAAGACTTAAACCCAACATCACGAGATCACATTGCATGGATCCTAAAGGAGAAGTATGGGTGGAACCCTACGATTTATACAGCAACTGGGAAGCCAGTTATCGACGAACCGATCCTCAAAGATTGCGTGACGAATGGGATCGAAATTGCCCGTCACTTTCTACGGATGTTGGAGATTACGAAGAGCCTTGGGATGATATCCGAAGGCGCGAACGCATGGCTGAAGCTATGTACGAAATCTAATCGTATCCACCACCACTGCAGCGTTGCTACTAATACGCATCGTTGTGCACATAGACACCCGAACCTAGCCCAAGTACCAAGTGATGAAAACTTTAGGACATTATTTAGAGCTTCGCCGGGACTTACCATGGTGGGCGCCGACCTTAGTGGTATTGAGTTGCGTATGCTTGCCCATTATTTGGGTCGGTATGATGAAGGTCGCTATGCCGACATCCTCCTTAACGGAGACATCCACCAAGTCAACGCAGACAAAATTGGAGTCTCGCGAAAACTAGTTAAAACAATTACCTACGCCTTTTTGTACGGAGCAGGTGATGTCAAGATAGGTCATAGCTATGACAAACAACTCTCTACATCCAAAGCCCAGAAAAAGGGTAAGGAAATACGTGCTGCTTATATCGATGCTATTCCGGGTCTGGCGGAGTTGCTTAAAGCTGTCACTAAAGCTGCTGAGCGTGGCTTTGTACGCAGTATTGATCGACGTAAGATCCTTGTGGACAGCACCCACAAAGCGCTCAACTATTGCCTCCAAAGCGGAGCAGGTACTGTGGCGAAACGGTGGATGGTCATAAACCAAGACACCGTACAGCAGTGCAACCTTAAAGCAAATCAACTTGCATTTGTGCATGATGAGATTCAGTTTGAGTGTACTCCAGAGCATGTTGATGATTTAAAGTTTGCTCTTGAGATGTCAGCAGTTGCCGCCGGTGAATACTACAACTTACGAATCCCCATTGCAGCTGAAGCTGGCAGTGGACCAACTTGGAACGACACCCATTAATGAAAGTAAAAAAATCACCCACCAAAAAAGAGTTTAAATCAAACGCTAAATTTAAACATACGGCACAAGGTAACGGTAGACGTTCCAAACCATCGCACGGTAGAAAGCTGCTGCGAGGGTAAGGTAAATGAGCATGTTAATTGATGCCGATTACATTGTATACAAAGCCTGTGCAGCAAACGAAACCGAAATTGATTACGGAGACGATGTTATCGTCGTCACTTCAAACTTCAGCGACGCCTATGAAGCCGTCCTCAGTGAACTCTATGGGATCGCTGAATGCCTTGGATGTTTTGATGATAGCATCCTTTTCTTTTCTGATAGTCGCAACTTCCGTAAGCTGCTATATCCAGCGTATAAGGGACAGCGTAGCCGTAAGAAGCCCTGTGGATACAAGAGAGTCATCAATGCGCTTAAGGAAGACTTCCCGGTAATTAAATACCCGTCACTTGAAGCTGATGATGCCCTTGGGATTTATGCCACAAAAAATCCTGGTAATATTATTGTAAGCCCGGATAAGGATATGCGTCAAATTCCTGGTGAACTCTTTAACCTTACGGATCCTGTTATCACAATCACAACTAACGAAGCGGATCGTTGGCACCTTGTTCAATCAATGGCTGGTGACCAAACTGATGGTTACGGAGGAATCCCAACTATTGGAGTAAAGCGTGCAATCGCATTGCTAGATAAAAATGGTTGGAGTTGGGAGACAGTAGTGAAAGCTTATGAGTCGAAAGATCTTACAGAAGATGATGCGCTCATGAATGCTCGGCTTGCAAAAATCCTACGCATTGAAAACTATGACGAAGAAACAGGAACCATTGCCTATTGGTCCCCCTCCCCCGATTACCGACTTGACAATGGAGCAGCAGTTTAAGTTGCGTCAGATAGAAGATGCGCTTAAAAATCCAGAGTCACAGAAAGAAGATATTATTACCGTTTTTATGGCACTGCAGCATCAGTGCTTTGTACTTTCAAACACCGTATCAAATCTAGTTAAAAAATGGCCGACAGTCCCACCTACTACACCAGAGGGGAAATCGAAGTTTGGGATTTTATTCGAGACCAAAGACTGAACTACCACCTAGGGTGTGCCATTAAATATATATGCCGTGCAGGCTACAAAGGGTACGACCAACAATCCCTACATACCGCGTACATCAAAGACCTGCAAAAGGCTATCCACTACCTTCAAAATGAATTGAATGCAAACACTACAAGCACAGGCAATCAAATTTCGTCAAGCGTACGGGATCAAAAACGACCCGAAGAATTCGGTTACACAGTTGACTTTGATCGCTGAAGAGTACGAAGAATTTAGAGATGCTCTACACACACAAGGACAAGAAGAAGCTTTAAAAGAACTGGCGGATCTTGTGTATGTTTGCTTTCAATATGCAGAAAACATGGAATGGGACCTAGATACAGCAATGGTCCGTGTCCATGAATCAAATATGTCAAAACTTGGCGCTGATGGGAAGCCGATTCGCCGAGCTGATGGAAAGGTCCTTAAAGGTCCAAATTACAAACCCCCCGTATTGTCTGATTTAGTCGATGTCAATTACTGATCTTATTGCTCGCACTGGCCGAGTTCAATCCTGGATTGATGACCCCACCTCTCGATTGCCCGTGTCCTGCACGGTGTTTGTTGTAGAAGATAGTATTGAAGGTCCGAATGGTATTGAAGCCAGTTGGCGCTTTGTAAGCCATGCCCTGCGATTTGGTGCAGGGTGCGCCGTACACCTTTCTAAGCTGCGCCCAAAGGGCACAGAAAACGACAAAGGACTTGTGGCAAGTGGCCCAGTGTCTTTTGCAAAAATCTACTCCACTTTAAATGAAGTACTTCGACGTGGTGGCGTCTACAAAAACGGCGCAGTGGTATGTCATCTTGATCTTGAGCATCCTGATGCTATCGAGTTTATCGAAGCACCGCGTTCCGAACTTCCCTGGGTCAAGCGCTGCATCAACATCACTGAAGAGTGGTGGAATAAATGTACCTTTAAGGAGCAACTCCTAGACGGTATTCGTCGCGGAGACATTTGGTTGAACAAAGTTAAGTACGAAAACAGTGAGCGTGTCTATGGTAATGTCTGTCTCGAAGTATATCTACCTTCTCGTGGCACTTGCCTGCTGCAGCATGTTAATTTGGGTGCCTGTGATGTGGGCGATCTCGAATCTGCATTTGTTGAAGGTATGTCTCAGCTGTGCGACTTGCACGGTAAAACAAATGTAGATGAAAGTGGTGAGTACCTAAGCCCCGTAGAGGATCGTCAAGTTGGTCTTGGGATGCTTGGCCTTGCCAACCTGCTGCGTCGATACCAAGTCTCCTATAAAGAGTTTGGCCAGGGACTTGATGATCTACTAAACGGCAGGCTGAGTGCCAGTGCCGGGTATGCCCTTGCAGACACCCTTGAGAGCGCCATTGAGGCGGCTGCAATCGTCGCCCGGAACAACGGCATGGTACGAGCATTTGCAGTGGCTCCTACGGCTTCCTGCAGCTATCGGTACAAAGATGCTGATGGCTTTACTACTACCCCCGAACTTGCTCCACCTATTGCACGGCAAGTTGACCGCGACAGCGGTACCTTTGGTGTCCAGTCGTATGACTATGGTGATGTAGAAATTGCATCCGAAGTCGGCTGGGCGGATTATCTACGAGTAGTTAATGGTATTGTAAAACTACTAGACAACACGGGACTTCTTCACGGTTACAGCTTCAACTCTTGGAGTGACGTTGTAACCTACGACAATGCGTTCGTTGAAGAGTGGTTAGCATCTCCGCAAACTTCCCTTTACTATAGCTTGCAGGTGATGGGAGACACTCAAGACAAGAGCAATGTTTACGCTGCTCTTGATGAGGCAGATGTCGATACATACCTGGAGCAACTTCTTAATGATCCTGTTCCTGATTGTAATTGCGGCGAATGAACCCTTATCAAAAACTATTTAATCGTAAACGTACCTGGACACCCGTCAAATGCACGGCGGGTTCCGTAAAGGAGGGTGCAGAAGAAACCCTCCGCCGTGCCCTTGCTATTCGGCACATGGAACTACCAGTTGGTGATTTTATCAAAGATGCTCTCAAAAATGATGTCCCTGAAGCGGCGCGTAATCTACTCCTATCCAACGTTAAAGACGAGGAGAAGCACGACCTTGCTCTCGGTTATATCGCCGATGCTTTCGGGATTGATGAAAAGGCTGAAGCC